TTTGAAAAGTTTCTTAGCTCCCAAGCATCAGATATGGAGGAGGTTGAGGTTTTAGAAGCTGATTATGAAGATGTAGAGGTTTTGCCTCAGCGACCTGTGATTCCAGAGAAACCACTTACTAAAAAAGAGCTATCTACTCAAAAAAAGAAAGCAGACAGGAAGAATGAAAAGCGTAGAGAGGCTAGACATTGGAGACAGAGAGCGAAAGCCGTAGGTATCGGTAAGCCAAAAATGGGCAGACAAACCCCAGCACAAAGAAAGGCTTGGCAGGAACAAATAATAAAAAGAGAAAAAGCACTCAATATTGCTTCTTAAAGGTCTTAACATCATAAGACTTGCATTCAGGACATTCCTGATCTCTATCAACTTCAACAGCTAATACTTCCCATATCCATTGACAGTTCATACATATACAGTTTATGAGTTTAAACTTCTTCAATTTATGCTTTTCCCCATTGTTCTAGCTCTGCTGAATGTTTTACTAACTCTTCCCATAATTCTTTATCAAAAGGCATATCAAAGTTTACCATTGAAGTATCTATTGAGTTTTTAGCTAAGAATCCCAACAGATCATTATTCATTAGAGATAACTCTTGTAGTCTTTCTAGTTTTTTATTTAATGCCTCTATTGAGGATTCCTGAGCAGATAAACATTCAAGCAATAAGCGTAATAAATGATCTTCTATTCTATTCATACTCTAATATAAACTGAGTATGTTCTTTAATACAATGTTTATTATTTTTTTAGTGCTTTATTTACGTCTTGAATAAACTTTTTATTTAATTTTTCTTTATTTTTAGCAGTTGTAGTAATAAAAGGTCTAGCTTCTACTTTTTTATTTGGAATCATTGAGTTAGAGCTAGTTGTAAACCCTTTTTGATGTTTAAATCCATAATAAAGCATTTCTAAGCTATTTTTATTCTGTTTTATGCTATTATACAAAGCACCACTTGCTTTTAATGGAGGAGTTTTTCTTTGCTTTCTTTTTGTTCTAATATTCTTAGTAATATCGTTTATATCTGGCTTTACAACTTTATCAATCTTTTGTTTTGTGCCTTCTGCTGAGTCTTTTACAAAACTTTCGGTGTATTGATTAATTATTTTATCTAAATTACTTGATAACTTACTAAAACTAAAGTTTGTTGTTATTTTTATGTCCATTTATGACTGCTCTGGCTGTTGTGGAGCTTCTAAGCTATTTACAGACTTATTTTCTTCAATAATAATTTGCGCTTGTTCAACTGTAAGGTCTTTATTGTCACGAACCATTATTTTTGCCCTAGTAGTTAGATTATTTTGGATGTCAAACTGATCTTTTAATATCTGATCCTGTACTGTTTTAGGATAATCAATCTCTTCAAAGTCCACCCCGAACTGCTCTGGTAAGTTTATACCATTGTATCCTGCTATTACACGCTCAACATTGTAAAAATCCTGCTCGTACATTCTCCAGAGAGCAATATCATCGTAGTAATCTTCTTTTCTTTCCATATCCTTAATCATTAGTGATATTCCACTAGGAACTTCACCACCAGATTCAGCAAACTGTATCCATAAGTGATTATTGATAGCTACAAGCTCCATTTGAAACTTTATATTTTCTATGGCTTCCATAATATTGCCTGATGGACTTGTTATATTATAAGCACCATCTTCACCCATGTCTAATATTGTGTTAGAACCTGCCCTTAGCATACTTTGATCTGCTCTAAGTCCTGTAACCCACGGCTGACCAAACATATTAAACCTCATGCCTAAGTTCATCTCAGTAAGGGCAATATTTACCTGTTCGTTACAGTTTACAATGTCAGAAGCACCTTCAACAAAAAAAGAGTCTATCTGATCTTCTCTGTGAGTAAAAACAAAAGGAATAATGCCGTAAGGATTAGGTATTTCACTTAACATCTTACCTTCTTCATCCATTAATCCATATTTTTCATTATCCCAATATTCCCATTGCATATTATCTGTGTTAGATAAGTCTGCTGTGTTATTTAGCAATGGATACACTATAGAACTAGGCACAAATGGATCATCATCAAAGTAAACTTCAAAGTAATAAATAGGTCTATAGTCAAAGTAACTATTTTTCCAATGAACTCTATTAGCAACAGTACCCAAAAGCCTAGTCATTCTTTCTGAGTGTTTCATGCGAACATTTTTAGTTGGTATCAACTGCTCATAGCGTTCTGTAGCATCACCTACGTTTCTTTTTGCTCCTAAACTGTAAATACGGCTTATTTTATTAATAAATTTTCTGGTAAAGTTAGTTATACTTGGAGGTATTTCCCTAAAAGCATCTCCATTAAAGTAGTTAGTTATATATTGTTCTACTGAAACCCCAGAATAATAGTCTAAATGTTTTCTTATTTCATTTCTCCTAGCATGGGAAATCATTAGTTTTGTCTCTAGTAATTTATCTTTCAATACTCTTTGAATCATCTTTGAATCCTCTTCATTTCGTTATTTCTCATAGGAAACCTATTAGTTATAAAATACCTAAAAGCATCATTTCCGTGGTCATGCGTACCATCTTTTAATGGTTCTTCCTTTATTGGTTTCCCATCTTCACTCTCAGGGTATCTGTACTCCTCAAAATCTTCTATTAACTCTGTACATTTTTTATCTACATGAACTCTCCTTACTCCATCTGCACTTTCAAAAAACCCTCTTGCGTATGCTATACTAGCAACAAGATTCCTACTCATTCTATCTCTTGCTGATATTATTTTTATGCCACTACGTCTAAATATTTCCATATCTCCAGCACCACTTTGACCTTGAACATTGCTTCCAGCAGGATCACCATAAAAAGACATAATAGGATAACCTTTTGTTTTAATCATTTTTATTAAATCTTCTGTTTTAATATTCTGTTTATGTAGTATGGAGTCAAATACACGAATATGTTCTATCTCTCCATCCCAGTATGTCTGTAAAAATAAAACTGCTGGCATACGATAGCCAAAGTCAATAGAACAGTATGTAGGTAAGTTAGGATCGTATGGAAAATCTCCAGTATCTAAGTCTCTATTAAAATCCCAAACTTTACCCTCAAATACAGAAAATTCTGCTCCGAACTCTTGACCAAAAAGCTCTTTTGACATATTTCTTTTTCTTTCTATGATAGCAGGATCGCTCAACCCTAGTGGAAACTCATGTTCATTTATCCACGATGGCGATGTATGGCTTTCCCACATTGGATCATCTGCTCCTAGTTTAAACAAATCATATATCCAGTTTCTACCCTCTGGTGTTGTTATAAATATAACCTTACCTTTTCTACCTGCTACTGTTGGAGATAAATACATATCCCAAATCTTTTTATTCATTTTGGCAACTTCATCAATTACTAAAAGGTCTAAACCTTCTCCTACAAGACTTGAAGGATTATCTGCTGACATACCTTCTACGATTGTACCCCATTTAAACCTAATGTACATATCTTTTTCTGATGCCTTGTCTACATCATCTGCATGACCAATAACCATACGTTGCCAAATCTCACGAAATATCAACCTAGCTTTTTTGTATGACATCCCTACCACCCAGATTCTTTTGTTTGGTTGAGATGCTACATAAGTAGCCTCCATTGCACTTGCCCAAGTTTTACCAAATCTACGCCCACATACTACCACTTGAAATCTAGCATCTTGCTTTGTAGGGTAGTGCAGAGGTATTTGACCACTATGAGGCTTGTAACCTAAGTAGTCAAACCATTTTTTCTTAAATTCGTAATTTTTTTCTTGCATTAGATTACTTTACTAACTTACATTATAGCATATCTTTAATGCAAGGATAATTCTTGCATAATTCACAACTCACTAAAGAGGTAAAAATGTCTGAAGAAAAGACCATCGAGCCAGATGTAAAACAGGAAAACGTCACACAAGGCGATAACAATGTACCAATTTCAAGATTAAATGAAGTTATTTCAGAAAGAAATGAACTGCGTGAGATGCTTGAATCATTTAAAAATAAAGAGGAAGAAGGTAAAAGAGTAAAGCTCCAAGAAGAAGAAAAATGGCAAGAACTCAATGCAGAGCTTGTTAAACAACTTGATTCTTACAAACCTTACAAGGAAAGGTGGGATTCAATGGATAAAAGACTTCGTGAAGGTGCTTTAGCTCAACTTCCTGAATCAAAAAGAGAAAAATTTGCCAATGTTGATACTGAAGTTCTTTTAAGTATCGTTGAAGAGTTTACAGAAATAGAAAAAGTAAACCCACCAGACACTAAAGGAACAATACCTACTGAAAAAATGGGTGATTGGACTGAAATGTCTAGCGAAGAACGTAGAAGAAACTGGGGTACGATATTGGAGTCATACGTTAAAAGGTAAAATAAATGTCTAAACATTATCAAGGTGACGCTGTTACCAATACAACTGACCAACATTTCATACCAGAAATTTGGGCAGATGGAATTTATAAGTATTTTGAAAGAAAGTCTGTATTTCGTGGATTAGTAGATGATTATTCTGCTCTTTTTGCTGGAAAAGGCTATGGAGATGTTCTTCATATTCCAGAAATGAGCTTAATAAGTGCATCTGATAAATCTGCTGGTGCTGATGTATCTTACGATGCAACTGTAACCACAGAAACACAGTTAACTGTTAATAAACACAAATATGTCGCTAAATTATTTGAAGATTTGACAATGATCCAATCTGAAGCTGATTTAGTAGAAAAGTATTCAAGAATGATGGGTGAAGCTCTTAGCCGTCAAGTAGATGCTGATATATGGACTGAGCTACAAAGCTTAGAAGATTCATTGCTTCTAGCTGATGATGACACTCTAACTGCTGGAAAATTTGAAGAAGCTTTAGCTACTTTAGGTGAAGCAGATATTCCTTATATGGATGGAGAGTGTGCAATGGTTGTCAATCCAACATTATTTGCTGACATCCTAAATCCTTCTGCTGGTATTGCACAATACTTTATCAGAAATGATGCTGTTGGCGAAGGAAACAGAGGTTTACGCTCAGGTCTTGTTGGATCACTTTACGGAATTGATGTTTATATGTCAAATACTGTAGATACAGCTAACGAAGGTGGAGCAGGTACTAACACAATTAGTGGTGCTATTTTCCATAAATCAGCCGTAGCTTTTGCTTCTCAGCAAGATGTTAGGGTGCAAAGCGAATATTCGATTGATGCTTTAGGTACTAAAGTAGTCGCAGATTTGCTTTATGGTGTAAAGAGAATAGACGATTCAGATAATAAGAAAGGTCTTAAAATCCGTAACGCTTAGTTAGTATTCTTAAAATATTGGGGGTGTATTTATTATGCCCCCAATAACATGAGGTTAATATGCAATATTGGAAACATAAAAAATCAGGTAAGGTTGAAAGAATTGAAGCAACAGTTGTATTTAATCATCCTGAAAAATTAGAAGAACTCAAAAGAGATTATGAACAAGTAAATGGAGAAAATGATTGGACTCCATACAAAGAATCAGTTGAGGAATCTTCAGAAGAAGAATAAATTTAATAATCACAAGTCTCGTTCACGCTTGTGTCATAGCTTAGAGAGGGAGAGAAATGGCAAACCTACATAAATATTCAGTACAAGAAGCATTAAACGCTACAGTTGGTGGTAAATGGACAGTATCAACAGCAGGAACAGCAGGAAGTTCAGCAGACGTAGCAAACACATCACATAAATTATTACAAGCCAGTACATCAACATTAGGTGTATATTCAGCAGTAGAAATATATTACAACTTTACTGCATCTGAAACAAACGTAAATGCTAGTAATGATTTATTGATACCAGCCAATACACAATTTTTTATTACAGTACCTAGAGGATTAGGTGATACTGTATATTTTAATTTTAATTCTACTAGCACTACTACTGGTGCAGTAAGAATGGTGGAGATTTAATATGTTTGGATCAATGGGGCAATCCAATGTCAAGAATCTTGGCAATGGTGGAACAATGGATGGAGATGTCACTATTACAGGTGACTTAACTGTTTCTGGTGGCATATCATTAAGTTTAAATGAGGTACTGCAGGGCACTTCGACAATAGACATAAATAGTACAGAAGCACTATTAGTTAGAAAAGATGGAGATGGTGGTGATGTATTTATAGTAGATACAACAAATTCTAAAGTTTCAATTACCGATACTTTAAATTTAAATCCAACCATATCAAGTGGCTCAAAAACAAGTTTAGCATTTCAAAGAAGTGGTGCAAATAAATGGAGATTTATACAGCCACATGATGATAGCTATTTAAAATTATATAATGATGGTGCAAGTGCTACTCAAATGTACTTTGCATCTAACAATAATGTTGGTATTGGAACTAGCTCTCCAGAGTCTTTATTGCACATTCAAGGTGATACAACAGCACAAGTACAATTACATAATACTTCTTCTGGAAATGCTCCTAAATTGCTTTTTGATGGCTTAGTTGGTGCAAATGCAGATTATGTACTTGGTTCTTTAAGAGCTTCATGGGATACGCATACTAACATAGTAAGTGAGATTAGATTTGAGTCTGGTGTAGACACAACAAATAAAGACGATGGGCAAATTACTTTTTGGACTTCACCTTCTTCAAGTACAGTTGCTGAAAGAATGAGGATTAATCAAGATGGCAATGTCGGTATTGGAACTGACAGTCCTCAAAAGTTAGTTCATTTAGATGCTTCTTCTGGATATGCAGAAATGAGATTATCTGGCTCAAGTGGTGGTGGTACAATAGAATTTTATAATGATAGCACAGCTTTAGGAGATGTGTATTTTGACACAAATAAAAAATTCTATGTAAGGACAGGAGGAGCGACTACTGCACTTACTATAGACGAAAATCAAAATGCTACTATTAGTGGATCAGCAACTATTACTGGTGCATTAGTAGACATTCGAGCATCTGCTGATACTGATTCAGAGATTATATTTAGAGAAGGCTCTACTGCAAAAGCTGTGATATTTAATGATGCGAGTGCTAATTCATTAAGTTTAAGTGATGGCTCTGGTAATTTAAGCCCTGTAGTTAATATTAGCTCTGGAAATGTAGGTATTGGAGCAACACCAAACGCTTCAAGGAAACTTGTAGTAACATCTACAAATGCTGGTGCAGATACTATTTTATTACAATTAAGAAACAATAGTTCCAATGCAAGTACATCATCTAGTTTACGATTTGTAAATTCTACAAGTGGAACAGCTACTGCTGGTGGGGCAGAAATTTCAGCTATAAGAAATTCTAATGATGGTGGCTCATTAACAATTAAAACTGCTCAAGATTCATCTGCAACTTTAACTACTGCATTAAGTATAAACTCAAGTCAAGAAATTACTCATAGTTTAACTTCTCATTTTGTTGGGAATGTAGGAATTGGAAGCATAGCTGGTTCTGCTGGTGGTAAGTTATTATTTGTAGATGCTGGTGATGGAGTGGCTGATAATAGTGATGTTGCAAGATTTAGAAATCAAGAAGCTACTGCTGGTAGAAATTATGGAGTCACTATAATAGCTGGTAGTAATTCCACTGATAATTCACTTCATGTAATGGATAAGAGTAGCAATAGTAGCCTTATTGTTAC